TTTGAGCTGGCAAAGCTCAAGGAGCGAGGAAAGGGCAGGCAGAGCCAGTGACGGCAATATTATATCATCGCCGTACACTGTAACCTGTTTCGAGGCCTTAACAATGGCCTTACGAAGGTCCGACCCCTTACGAAGTCGGCCACCAGTAGAGCTCCACGCGGTTGCAGCTATTGCCGCAAGGGCGTAGATGATGGATTGCAGCGGAAACACCGTTGCGTTACCCTGCGGCGCATACTTGCGCAACTGGATACGCTGACCGGTGTAGGTGGGATCCTCAAGAGCAGCCGATCTACACGATGCGAGAGCATCGAGTATTTCGGGTCTCCTACGAAGAGCCCGTTCCACTGTCCAGCACGACAACCTGTCGGATGCATCCTTTAGATCAACAGTCGCAAGACTGCTGTCCTTAGAGACATCCAGCGCACGGCCCATACTTATCGATTGGTTAGTTATATCAATCGAGGCAGATAGGGCCGTCCGTTTGATACAGGAGCGAAGATACTTTCGCATCCCACCCTGTATGAACTGGTTGGCTGTTGGCTCAGAAGCAATCAATCTTGGCTTTTCTTGGTTCTTCGGAACCGCGATTAGCTTTGATGGATGCTCGCGCTGATCCTCTAGTTCCAGCATGTTCGCTTCATCGCACTCTAAGAAGAGCCCAATGTTAGCGGATCCATGATGGCACCTTTGGAAAACTCGACCGAGCTGGTTAGACCAAATCTTGAAAAGGTACTTATCATCCTTAGCAAGACGGCCGTCAGCCACAGCGCCTGGTCCATGGTTACCAATAATGGAATCTGGATGAAACGCGGGAAACATACTTACAACCATGTCACACACCCTTTGAAAGGTGTTGACTAGGTTGGTGGGTACATACCCCGTGCTACCAAGGAAAAGATCGCCTTGGCTATCACCCAGCAATGCTTCAGCAAAGGCGACGGAACTGTCGAAAGTACCATCGCCCCAACCGTCACTGACAGGCCTAAGAGACCTATCTGTAACAAAGAATGCATTGACTGTCTCCCTCGTGAACGCCTCATCGCAAGGTATCTCTACCTTTTGAAAGGCACGCAGAACTTGACGCAGTTGAGAAACTGCTATAGGATCAGCGTCAGGAAGGAGGATTCCATTACCATCGAAAACCCTCTCGAAAGACTCACGCATAAACACCGGAAGCCCATCTTTCTCCTTACCTAGGAGTGGGAATAGGCCAGGGTATAGTACGTGTCGAGAAATGGCATAGTCAAGTAACTTGCCATAGGCGGGTAGGTCAAGGAAGACAGACCTAACCCCCCGGGTATCAATGAGTGTCTTCAAGCGATTAAGATCACGCTCAAAGCCACCAGGGTTGCATTGCCCCCACATCCGAAAGTCCTCGAAGAGGGCCTCGAATATGGCGGTGATTCGACAACTGATTCTTTTCATGCTGGCTCCTTTCTTAAGGGAGGCAACATAATCAGGCTCGGTTGTCCAACCACACCAATACCTACACTCTCACCACTATCTTAATGGCATCTCTGAGATAAACTCAGAGCTATATAGCCACTAAGAATCGCGGTTAAGAATGTACCCCAGATTCGTCGGCGTCAGGAATGCCATAGCAGCGGCGGCGTAGTAGCCGAGCTGTGTGGTATCCTGCCTACCGATCGAAACTTCGTTGACAGTCCACGTGGACTGTTTCCGAATCACAACTCCATCGGCGTCGTAGTCAGTGACGTCGAGGCGGAAAAGATGGGATTCTTTGCCGGCGCCCCTCACTTTAGGGACGGTGTGAGTGATCAACAGCTCGTAGTCCCTGGTCGAAGAATCGGCCAGGAAGTAACGAGCGGTGTAGGGTTCCGAATCGCTCACGCGAGCCAGAACCTTTGCGACCGCGTTGACAGTAATGGTAATGGTGGTTCCGAGCATATGTCACCTCAGTTGTCTGACGCATCACTGCGTTAGTTCGATTGAGAGGCTGAGAAGTTACAGCCTCAAGATGAGTAGTGAGGAAAGTATGGACCACTGACGCGCTCCCAGGTAAGGGATACGCAAGGTGGGAAATGCCCATACTATAGGGACAGGTGTCCTAGTTTTGTGGACAGCTGTTCCGTCTGGGTTCGCCAGGGTAACCGACATGGTTGGCCTGACGCTTGGAAACGATCCGTTTATTCTATACTCAGTCTTGCACATTATGTTCAAGTGAGAATAGGTAAATGGTATCCCAGTTCTGTGGGCGGCAAGTATGTCGCCCATGTCTGAGAACCAGTCAATGAGCCAGCTCCATGGAAGTAACTCCCATAGAGATGAAACACTGACTGTATCGAGTCCAAGTGTGGTGCGAAACGCGAGGGATTGAATCTCTCGCTGTGATAGGAGCACGGATAAATGCGCTCTAACAGAATACCAGTAGGTACTGGTAGTCTTATAATTGAGCCGTATTTTATTGAACGTCGCACTATTTTCGGCGTTCGAGGCCCAAGCTACCGGAGTCACAGTCACATCCCAGGTCTGCTCGGTGATCTTCCGCTTTATGCGGATAGGTTTCTCCGAGTTTAGCCGTATCAGATATGCCTCCCTCTCTGCAACCTTATCAGCGAAGTCAAGTAATGTCCTTACGTCATTAATGACGGGGATTATACCGAACTGACCCATAAGGTTGGCCTTTGCACCTGCGCGCGTGGCGTCTAGCCGCTTTAGGGCGATTCGACCAGCGTCCCGGAGTAATCCGGGAAGCTCACGCAGCTCCAGTATACTGACTGGTAAGTCAACTACTGGGGTGTTAGGATTGGCATTAGCTAAGGCTTTGTTCGCTAGTGTAGAAGTAGGATACTTCGAGCCAGCGACCGTGCCATGGATCTCCCAGGGCTCAGTGATATACTTACCACCTAGTCCCACGTTTAATGGGACGTTAGTGATAGTATACATGATACCTGTTTGAACCCTAGTGCCATTGAGATGGACGCGTGGAAACTTGCTTCTCCCAGTGGAGAAGACAGAGTCAGTCCACGGAGTACCGTGCGAATCATCACAATCCTGAAAAGAATTGGCAACTGGTGCCACATTAGATGTGACGCCAGATGCGTGATTGTACACAGTACCTGGACCAGCAACCGAAAGAATTCGGCTTCTGGACCTACTGATACGAGCCAAGACTACTCATCCTTAGAATGGGGAGACTATTCTACGATCTTTCAATCGCTGCGAGCCCTTAATGGGCTC